TAATATGGTTGTATTTAGTTGTTTAAATAAATTACTTAAAAATGTATGGACTATTTGATTATATAATATGGTTGCCATTGGAATTGATTTGGGGACAACCTATAGTTGCGTTGGATGGTGGAAAGATAATCGGTGTGAAATTATTGCAAATGATCAAGGGAACCGGACGACTCCTTCGTATGTTGGTTTCACAGGTGAAGAGAGAATTATTGGAGACGGGGCTAAAAACCAGGCATCTATTAACCCCGAAAATACCGTTTTTGATGCAAAGAGATTGATTGGGAGAGATTTCAATGATAAAACCCTTCAAGCCGATTTGAAGCATTTTCCATTTAATGTCATCGAACAAAACCAAAAACCATTCATCCAAGTGTCATTTAAAAATGAATTAAAAACATATTCACCGGAAGAAATATCATCCATGATATTGATCAAAATGAAAGAGACAGCCGAAGCATACATTGGAGAAGAAGTTACCGCTGCTGTTATCACTGTACCCGCGTATTTCAATGATTCTCAAAGACAAGCAACGAAAGATGCCGGTTCAATTGCCGGATTAAACGTATTACGGATTATCAACGAACCAACTGCTGCTGCGATTGCTTATGGATTGGACAACAATACCGGTTCAGAAAAAAAAGTTCTTATTTTTGATTTGGGTGGCGGTACATTTGATGTATCACTGCTAACGATTGAAGAAGGTATTTTTGAAGTTATGGCGACCGCGGGAGATACACACCTGGGTGGAGAAGATTTTGATAATATTTTGGTCAAGTTTTTTTCAGATGAATTTAAAAGAAAATACAAACATGATATCACCGATAATAAACGTGCCGGTCGTCGCTTGAGGACAGCATGTGAAAAAGCGAAAAGGACACTGTCAAGTAGCGCGATGGCCTCAATTGAAGTAGATTCCCTCCACGAAGGTATTGATTTTTTCACATCTATTACTCGGGCAAAGTTTGAAATGTTGTGTATGCCCTTATTTCAAAAATGCATGAATCCAGTTTCAAAAGTTCTTAAAGATTCAGGTGTCTCTAAATCACAAGTTGATGAAATCGTATTGGTTGGTGGATCTACAAGGATCCCCAAGGTTCAAGATTTACTTGGTGGATATTTCAATGGGAAGGAACTTAGTAAAAACATCAATCCGGACGAAGCCGTTGCCTACGGGGCAAGTGTTCAGGCTGCGATCCTTTCAAAATCAACTACGGGAGAGGAAAGGGTTGATGAGATTCTACTTTTAGATGTAGCTCCTTTATCGCTTGGTATTGAAACGGCCGGTGGTGTTATGACAAAAATTATAGAAAGAAATACCACCATCCCGACTAAAAAATCACAGACATTTTCCACCTATCAAGACAATCAACCCAGTGTTTCAATCCAAGTGTTTGAAGGAGAACGGGCGAAGACAAAAGATAATAATAGTCTTGGGAAGTTTGAATTGGAAGGAATCCCCGAAGCCCCACGAGGAATTCCGCAAATTGAAGTAACGTTTGATATAGATGCAAACGGTATTATGAATATTGAAGCACAAGATAAAACTTCTGGAATTAAAAAACAAATTACGATTTCAAATGATAAAGGCAGATTATCTTCTGATGATATTGAACGAATGGTAAAAGAGGCGGAAGAATTCAAAGAAGAAGATCAAAAATATCAAGAAAAGATTGAGTCTAAAAATGAATTTGAAAATATTCTTTTCCAAACAAAAACAACCCTCGCAAATGAAAAAGCCGCCGAAAAATTATCTGAAGAAGAAGTAAAACTCATGAATGAGAAAATCAATGAAAATGAACAGTGGCTACAAGAAATGGAGAACATTTCATCTGATGAATTAAATGATAAGAAAAATGAATTTAATGTCTTTGTTCAACCCTATATGTCTAAATTATATCCCGAACAAGCCATGAATACAGGTCCTATGCCCGGTATGGATGGTAGCCCAGTTGTAGACGAGGTTGATTAAAACATAATATTACTCATATCATAAGTATAGCTATCGGTATTTCCTGCTCTAGGGTGTTCCATGGGTACGGGTGCAATTGATATTTTTTGAAGGTATCCATCGTATTGGTCTAGTTGATCCTCTATATTTTTTACGGAATAATCAACTACCATTTTATTAAGGACGCGAGTATTTGTTAACATTTTATCAGATGTAAGGATAGAATTCGCATTTTGTAAGTAGATGGATCGCATAATTACAAATAATTCATTTTCGGATTGATATCCTATCATTTTAGCTTTACTCTCATGGATGAGATACCTTATTGTCATTTGAATCGCCTTTACATTCAAATCCGAAAAGAACAAATTACTCATTGGTGTTTCTTGAATAATACCCTTCAATGAATAAGATCTACGAGTATTAAAAATAATCGGTTCATTGTGGTCAATGTAATCATTACGTGTTGTTTTGTATACATCGCGCATATAGCCATTATTAGTTGGTGAATCTCCCATTTATAAAGTATAATATTTTTTTTACAAGAATTATTTTATATTTGTTATAATATAATAATTCGTATGGTTGATATGTTTAACACCCATAATACAATCAAATATTTTATCATGTTACTAATCGTAACCTCATCAACATACTTCATACCTAATTGTTCAATTATGAATGAACATGCAATCTACATTGGTTTATTAGCAACCACAACATTCGTCCTCTTTGATGGATTTATGCCTCATGTGGTAATCGTTCAACAAGAAAAAGATGATTTTCATCAACGCTAAATACTAGGTATATACTCCCATAATAAAGTATTACATATCTTTTGCCAGATAATATCTTGTTGTTGAAGTTTTTCGCGACTTTTTAATAACGGAAAATAAATTAATAAATGATCCAATTCAAGTAATTCGCAAAATTTATGAAGAACATAAGAATACGATAAAAAGTTTTTTCGGTTTTCGGGACAATGTACCATGAATGGAGTTTGAATCTCTTTAAACATAATTCGTAGTTGCTCTTCATATTGTCTCGTTAGAATCGGGGCTTTTTGACCATTGATAATATTGATAATGTGGGGAATGTGTTCGTAATATTTATTATACTTTAATTTTTTGAGTATTTCTCGCATGGTTTTATACGAGATATCTTCTAATTTTAAAAAATTATTCTTCTTTAATTCCTTCAAAATTCCTTTATAAACCTCTTCCGGTATGTCAGTTGTTTCTTTTGCTTGGAATTGAGCCAACCATTCATTAAAATGATTGATCCGTTTATATGCAAAATAAGATGATTCTCTCGGAGGATCCTTATACGAAACTTTTTCAGAATTAATAATAATTGAGTCTGTATACCCACATTCCTCACAAATTAATAAACTGTCAACATTTTTTAGGATAAGTTTACCCAAACATAAAGGGCAATTGTGAATGTCTTGAACAAAATTTTCTTTAATCACTGTATCGTCTATAATTCTCATGTAGTTATTAACCAAATTATCTTCTTTTTTTCCATTTTTATTCTTACTTTTATTCATAAAATCAAGGACCGTAATTTCAGTATTTTCAACCGTTTCTTCTTTTTTAGAGTAATACTCATTCAATATCTCACCCGTATCTAAATAATAAGAAACACTATCATTTGGATTATACTCTTCCAGTTTTTCTTCTAATTCATCTATTCGGCGTTTCGTCTCTTCGTCCGGGTTTTCAACATATGATGTTTTGAGTTTTTGTTTTTCTTCTATATCTTCCCCGTATTGCTTGCGCTTCGCAATGAATTCAAGGGACATACCTTGATGAAGGGCATCTATGGTTACTCTTTTGTCGGCAATTATTTTTTTTAAAGGTTTATCTTTGAAAGACATACGAATAGTTTATTACAAATAGTATTATGTTCCTTTAAATGATTATTAGTTTAAATGAAAATTAGTTTAAATGAAAAAATTATTTAAACAAAATAATAAAAAAAGATATTATAAATGAGTCGTTGCGAATATTACGAAAACTACAGAGGTCCAAATTTAACCAAAGCCACATTGGACAAGATAGTTGATATCACAGAGATTATCAAAGAAGTCTATGGAGAAGAAAACAATTGGCAAGGAAAGTTATGGAGATTCAAAGAAATCTTTGGCAATGAATGTGAAGGGAAACAGTTTTACTGTGAATTCCATTCTAATGATGGACGAAAACATTGGTTCAATGGATTTATAGAAGATAAAAACCAATACTTTAACCCACCCCTGGCAACACCAATGAAATTATAAAGTATATGTTAGTAGTATAATGGATAGAATTAAACAGCTACTTTTATTATTAGTTATGGTTGTTATTGGTATGTATCTATTCCTACCCGGGAAACCATATATCTCTAAATCAAAGGTTCATGGTCAAGGTTTATTTGCAGGAAAGAACTACAAGAAAAACGATGTTATTTTTGAAAACCTTTTCCCTTATAAGGAAAATTCAGCGTTATTATTTAATCCAATCACAACGGATAAATTCAAAAGCTACATTCTAAATGACGGACTTTATATTAACCATTGTTCGGCAAATATGAATATAGATATTCTTTCAGATGATTATCGTGTTTTTAGAGTGATCGCTAAAAGGGATATCTCAAAACATGAAGAATTATATGCAGACTATAATCTCGTAAATAAACATTTTCCCTTTATAGCATCTGCAAGACCGAATTATTTAGCCTGTTAAATTATTTTCTTCTTGATTTATGTTTGCGCTTTTTACGGATTGTTCTACGATTTTTATTATTTCTCCTAGATTTCTTATGAGTTCTAGAACCACCTTTTTTCTTTTTGGTTTTCTTATCAGATTCCGTTTTTGGTTTTCTAGATACTTCGGTTGCATGTGGAGCATCATGTTCGGGTTCGGGTTCGGGTTCCATACCCGCTGGTGCGAGATCATCTTGACCCTCAAACTTAGGGTCATCTCCATAAACTTCTTTTGCAGTGGGTTTTGATGATTTCTTATCTTTTTTAGGTGTTCTCTTGGTAGGTTTTACGTG